GCTTCTTGGCTTCACTTCTTTTTGCTTCCTTGGTTTAGTGTCATTTGAAAATTGAGGTCTACCATTCTCATTGGTCTGTTTTTGTTCTTGTTGAGTAGTTGGTGTGGGGGCTGTATTTTCTACTTGCCTTGGCTTTAAAACAGTAACGTCGTCAATACCAATCTCCCCCTTTTGCAGAGCAATTTTTCTATAATCAGAATCAACATTTGCATTATGGTATGGATCTGCCTTTGGAGGCATTTGTCTTCTATTTCTCTTTCTACCCTCGGTTTTGATGCGTGAATCTTCAATATCATGAAGTTCGCCAAACCTATCTCTCAATGTTTCCACGGATATAACATTTCTATCTGCAAGTTGAATTAATAAGTTCTTTTCTGCCGCCTCGTCCGATAAGATCATATGCTCAAAATGCATTGTGGCTGGAGATGTAAATCCCATAGCCTTTTGAATATGTTCTATTTCTGCTTCCCAGAACCTACGAAGCAGATCTCTTCCATACTCTAGTCTCTCTATCAATGTCTTTAAAGATATGAAGTTATTAGTAAATCCTCCAGACTGCCCAGCCAATCCAGTAAGTGTTGGAGGAATACCCAATCCTGCGTAAATACTATTAAGTACCGGCTGATACTTCTCTGAACCCAAGAACTTATATATCTGAGTGTTGCTTTCCTTGAAGTCTATTTCTGGACCCCAAACCAAATCCATAGTTCCACCACCTACGTTGCTAGCTAAAATATTTCTTAACTTATCAATAGCACCCTTGTTTGGTAGAATTTTATGTTCAAGATTGCCCAATCTCCAAAGTCTGATATTGGAAATAGCACCGTCCAAAGCAGACATGTCTGCAAGCTTCATTTTCTCAAGCATCATAATGTCGTCAATGATAGCATTAACCATGGGATTAGCCCATAATTCCCAATCATCTTTTTTGTAATAGAAAACGTCTATTGCATCTGCATCAAAGGTGATATAATTTTTCTGATCTCTAATTGCTTGTTTTAATGGGTTTGGTAACTTATCAACATATTTGCCATTTTTCTCAAAAGACTTTCTAACTGAATTAGTTATCTTCATCTTATAAACCTTCTCGCCGCTAAAAGCACCAGCGTATCCGCCCTCTACTTCTATTTGTAGGGGATTAAGAAGGTCATACCTCAATGGGATTATTCTCTTCGTTGTGTTTTGTTCTTTATACTGAACCAACTCTTCCTGTCCCTTAGACATATTACGCTGTTGTTTTCTTGTTATTTTACCATATCTCTTATGTACTACAACATTACCACAGCGATACAACATGTTTAAAAATCTCTCTGATCTTTCAGATCCATTAATCTTATTCCACCATCTGCGGTAAAACTTTTCCACTTGCTTGTTTGGGTGGTTTAAAGTAATGCCCTGAGAGGCAAAGTCGCCCATGAGATCTATAACATTTTTAACTATGCCAACTCTGTCATATGCTTTCATGCACATGGACATGGCCTGCTTGAAATTATTGGCGGGTTCTTCAAAGGGGCGAAAACGATAATAATCGTCTTTTAGAAAGTCAGTTCGTACTGAAATATTGGGCTCAATATCAATATAAGATCTGCGACTTGCACTAGAACTCATAATGCCATCGTAGCTATCCACATTGCCAGATGTTTTATCAAACGCCGCCTGTTGATCTTCTGCGGAAGTCCAATAAATATAGGGCGTTTTTGCTTCTTTATTGGTTTGGTTTTCTGGGCTCATATTAATCCTCTATCAATCTGTATGAAATAGAATAGCGATCTGACTAATCTATTATACTCCAGACAGATAGAAAACTAATACAAATTATTCATATGTACAGTAAACCAATTTGGTCCTGTAAAAGTTGCTTTTGCTTTACTTCCACTGTTATCATATTTAGCAAATCCACCGTATGCATTGTATGTCAGTTGTTTCTCATCAAAGTTTATATTTCTTGCTGCCATATTTGCCATCAGTAGAGATGAGTAGCGGTCTTTTCTCATTCTTTTCTTTTTACCAACCCCTATTTTCACTTCTGGAGTATCCCATCGCATACGCCCATTTACACTTTCAGTAACCTCAATCAATGATAGCTCATTTTTTAATTCTTCTATTTCCATTACACAGTCTTCTAGTGTATCATATATGCGATTATTTACTTTGTCCTCTTCTATAGACAATCCAATAGTCACTGGATCAAATCTAGGAAATAACAGGATCTTGTCTTCTAGATCTTTTCTAAGTCCATGGTTAGCGTCAGAATACCAATCATATTTAGCAAACTGGCACATCTCTAAAATGTGCAAGCCTTGTTCATCATCAGAGGATTGTGGCTTATCCTCGTCAATGATGGGCCAAATTGCTATCTCACCATCCTTTATTTGATTAACGTCATGAAGTGCTTCAGCGACAGAATATCCACCGCCTTGAGCGTCCATTGCTATGTGAACTATAGGAAATAAATCCATAAGCTCCCTAATTTTCCTAGCACAATAGCTATAAAAATTGTTTTCCTTAGTAAGTCCCTTCTTAACTCTTTCAGTGTGTGCCTTTCTTGTTGTAGTCCAGCAATGAACTACTCTTCTATGATCTGCATGAATCTCTAAAATAATAATGCTAAAATTATCAACTTCAGAGGCCGGGTCAATAGCCATAATATATTTGTCATTCTTTCCCCCTTTTAATAGAGGGTCAAAATACACTTCCCCACTTTGTATTTTTATTGGCTTGATATCAGTTCCAACGCAAGACTCTATCAAGCTTCTCTTAAAGAAACCTTGACTGTCTTTTGTAAAGACCGCACCAAATTCCATCAAATATATACCATTATGTATGGTGGCTTTTGATCTAGCGATTTGACCCTCATCCATAAATCCTCTAGGAACTAAATCAACTGGTATTCTTATGATAGAATAATCATCCCATCTAAAAGATAGCGGCACATCTTCTCCATTAAAAACATTATTAGATATAGACTTAATATCCCCCCTTGTTTCAATAATGGCTTTCCATCTCTTCCAATATTCTGCAAAGTGATTAAAATCATAGTAGGCAGTACCAGACAATATGATTTGATTGGTTTTAGATTGATCTATTTCTTTTTTCTTGTTGTAAAGTATAGAGGTGTCAATCCCCATTTCCTTTGCTTTATCTTCCATCGCTAATCTTTTTACATTTTCAACAGGAGACGCTGATACCGCTGCGAAACCCGCAATAACGTTCTCAAAAATCTCTCGGGACATACTCGCAAACTCATCGGCAATAATATCGTTTGCTCGCTGTCCTCGGATTTTCTGACCATCACCGATGGGCAAGGCAGAAATCGTGCTACCATTAATAGTCATTCTACACATATCAACATCGCGTCTAGGACCGCTATTCCCGTCACACATATCCCTCAATATTGGAGAGTTTTTCCATATATTCTCCATATAATCATGCAAATACTTTGACTGTCTGAATGCGGCACCAACGACGACTATCTTCCGATTAGGAATCAATACAGCTCTTAATATGCAATATAATGATAATAGAAATGTTTTTCCCAGCCCTCTTGAGCCGACTAACATCGGAAATTTTCTATTCCACATCTCATTTAGAATCAGTGCCTGCATAGGTAGCAGTTCTATATTTAAAACGTGCTTACAAATGAAGCTAAAATAATCTGGATTTATAAAGAGGCATGTTAGTCTTTTATAAAACTCTTCTGGATCATCAGTTCTTAGACGAGAAAGGGGATTTATAACATATCTATCGTCTATATTAAGATTAAGCCAAGCATTGTTTAGCTCTCTTATTGTCTCTTCCTTACTCATATAACCTCATCCATAAATCCATAATAGACTGCTTCTTCTGATGTCATCCACCAATCTGTGAGCTTCTCTATTTTGTTTTTAATAAACTTGAAGGTCTTCTTATGGTCCATTCCCCTACTCTTGAAATATGAGCCTTCTACGCATCGTGAGGCATATATGTTAATCATTACATCATTTTGCTTTTCAGTGAATTTCAGTCCACTTGCCACTTGTCGGAAATCACCGCCATCTTCATACGTTCCGTAGTGAACCATAAAGTCACAATGCTTATTAATAAGCCTTCTAGTGGCTGATTGCGGTATAATAGAACTCATTGATCTAGCATGGGCATAAGAGATAAACGTTGTTTTAGATTTAGAGTACTTTATGGCATCGTAGATAGCCATGCCGTAGTTCCAACAACCACCATAGCTTAACATTTTTAATGTTATCGGCTTGTTAGATATACTGTCTAGATAATCAATATTCTTCACAAAATTAACAGCCATTTTAAAATCAACGCCAGACTCCTCTGCCTCTAGTGCAGAGTGAATGTATATTATGCGATGTTCAACATCAATAGAGTGATTATGTATATATTCTAAAGAATCAGAGAATTTCCGATTCCCAGTATTTGAGGGTATCATATGTAAACCTCTCCGCTTCTTCTTTATCGTTGCAAAAAACTACTTCTATGTTATTATAGTCTTGTTCTATCTGACTAATTAATTTACGCAAATAATTACCATTCATTCTTACTTTAGCGAGTTTAGCCTCGGACATTCCAGAGTTTCTTGGGAATTCGTATACGCTAGATTCTGGAAATTCACATACTATATACGCCCTTCGCAAGTCTTGCATTCTGTCAAATTCGCGGTAAAATCTAGCCTTGGCTGTTTGCTTACCAAGATTATTAGCTATTTCAGTTGCAGTTGCCTTGCGTTCAATAACTACAAAATTTTCTAATAGTTCCGTAGTATAGTCGCCACAGTCCAATTTTCTTGACTGAATCTCAACATCTTCATGGAATGGAAATTCCCATCCGTTCTTTTCTCTAGTGTCACGAATTATTTGCATTGTTCCTCACTATACCCATAAATAAAGGCTCGTATATATGCTCTTGGTTTTTAATGGATTCATGGCACTGCTTACACAATGTAATTAAATTATCTGGCTCAAATCGCAAATGTGCGGCAATGCTCCATGGTCTTATATGATGAACGTGTAGTTTTTTAGTATTATTACATCCCGGCATTTGACAAGAATGGCCGTCCCTTTTTAAAGTTCTGGTTCTTAGTTTTTTATAGACGGGATTATCATAATCTCTTTTCATGACTCTATTAATTGAACAACTTTAAAATCGTTTTTCAATTCCTTTAGCATAGTTTTGATTTCATGCTTAGAGTTTTGTTCTAATATCTTGTCGCAAAAGATGCGATATGCTAAATAGCAGGCATCGTCTGGATTATCTGCATCTATATCTAAAAGTACGGAGAACTCTTTAAATATGCCAAGATCTAAGTTTAACTTTTCAAGTTTTGGTAATGCTTTAGCCATATCTATAATAACTCTATAGCTCATTAGAATGCTTCTATATCGTGTTTAACCATCATGTGAACAAGATCTTTGAACTTTGTTTCAGGACTCCAGCCAAGTTTACTTCTCGCTTTAGAGTTAATGCCTCTTAAATAGTCAACTTCCGCTGGCCTATAAAATTCTGGATCTTGAACAATAAAGTCCTGCCAATTTTTTATTCCTATAAAAGAGAAAGCTTCTGATAGAAACTCCCTAATAGTGTGCGATTCGCCAGTACAAATAACATAGTCGTCACCATGTTTTTGCTGTAGCATTAACCACATGGCTTTTACATAATCTCCAGCATAACCCCAATCTCTGTATGCTTCTAGATTACCAAGGCGAAGTTTTGGAAAATCGGCATCTTTACCAGATCTAACGAATTCCCCAATCCATTTTGTTATCTTTCTAGTAACAAACTGCTCTCCCCGTCTTGGGCCTTCATGATTAAATAGTATACCGGCACTTGCGTGTAATCCATATGCCTCACGATATAGCCTCACTGCTTCATGTGCAGCGGTCTTTGCGATAGCATATGGACTTTGAGGCATGAACTTTGTTGTTTCTTTTTGGTATTTACCATATCCGTCTGAATCATAACTCTTACCAAACATTTCACTGCTGCTGGCTTGGTAGAAGTTTATAGCTTTTGTTAAATCTAAATCAACGATAATCTGCAATAGATTAAAGCATCCCCTACATGTTGCATCCCATGTTGCTTCCGGCTGTTTAAAAGAAGTTCCAACATGTGATTGTGCCGCTAAATTATAAAGTTCACAAGCGTCGTTATGGTTCTTGACGATATTTAACATGCTGGAATAGTCAGTAATATCACCTTCTACTAGCTTAAAATCTTTATGATGTAAGATATGCTTGATTCTACTTGTTGTGTCTGAAGAAGATCTTCTAGCGACTCCAACTATTTGATAGTTAAGAGATAATAGGTAATCAGCTAGATGTGAACCGTCCTGTCCTGTTATGCCGGTTATGATAGCCTTTTTCTTTGGCGGCTTTTTTATGTCCATAGTCTTGTCCTTATTTTACAGTTTCTGAATTCAAAAATGGGATGTCCACAGTCCCATCTGCATATGTGTAATAATCCGATAACCTTTCCTTTTCCTTTTCCATGGCAAGCCGCATCTTTTCAATAGCTTTTCCCTCTTGCTCATAGAAGTCGGGATCTCTTAGTATCTTATTCACTAAAGAAGCAAGTGTCTGCTTATTATTTTCTAGTTTTTCAATTCGCTGCTCTCTAGTAGCCTTTAAGTCTTTATACATGGAGGCTTTTTTGGTCTGCAAGTCTTTAAATTCCCGCGAAAGAGATTCCTTTGCAGCCCTCAAGCTAGCAATCTGCCTCTCTAGGTTGAAAATCATTTCCTTATCCTGCTGGTCAGAATCTCGTCTTTTTTCCAAATTGATTTCCGCATCTAGTGCTTTTACCATCACCATAGATTCTTGTTGTTCACGTAAAGCACGATTCATCAATACTTCTAGCTTTATTGTGTCAACTATTTGCAACTCTTCTGTAGCTAAAACGTCTTTACGGAACTGGGCAATAATCTGCTTCCAGTGATACAAGAAAAGTTCAAGCTCCTCATCAGAGAATTGCTGTTTTAATTCCTTCCAATATGGCCGGGATTTTATATCATACTCAGCCTGAACCGTTAATGACTCATGCCTATTGTATGACTTTCCTATCTTTTTAAGATATTTCTCTACCGGCTCAAGAGAGCGGTTTAAATTTTCCGCTATTTTTTCGGGGCTTAATTTATCGGCGTGAGCCTCAATATATTCCCAATCTGATTTAGATAGTCTACCAGTCCTCACCTAATATCTCCTTTATTTTATCAAATAGTACCGCCTTCTTGGAAGACTGTATTGATACGCCATTAGCAAGCCGGTAAAAATTATTCCTCATAGATGGGGGCAATTCTCGCATAAGCGTCTCCATTGCTTCCGATGTGGACATACGTTCTATTATATCGTCTTCATATACTTTGTATGAACCGTCTACGCTTTTTAGGTCCATTAGGTTTTTTTTGCTTTGATTGAGCTTTTCATGCTTTTCAGACTCAATATTACTACGGGAGTATTTATCTCTAATAAGTGTTTTCAGCCTGTTAGATAAGTGCTTGGAGATAAAATTTTCAAAAGGACGAGAGTTATCGTATTTTTCTACTGCCTCAAGGCATATAATAAATGACTCTTGTTTAATGTCATCAAGTTCATAATAACTAAAAGTATACTTAGGTGCAATCCTATTAATTACCTTTAGTATTATTTCCTGTTGTTGTGGTGTTGGCTGCATTGTTAATAATATCTAGGCCGCTGGCCGCTGGAGGATCTGGTATGAGTAAATCCGCTTTGGCTGACTTGTCAGCCTCAATTGATGCTGTAATTTTCATGTTCGCTTCGCTCACAATCAGATAAAAGAAGAAGGCATATATACTACATGTTAATGTATTATACCCCAAAGAAAGGAAAAAAATGTTACAAATTAAGCTGAATGGTATAAATGGGGCTGGAAAATACGCACTCGTGAGTCCTGAAGACTACCCTATGGTAGCTAGACATAGCTGGTATTACCGCGAGGGATACGCTTTGGCTAAGATTGGAAACAAAGAAATAAGGATGCACCGCTATATCATGGACGTTAGAGATCCAGATTTAATAGTGGACCATATTGACCGGAATCGTTTAAATAACACCCGCGAGAACCTTCGCGTCATTAATTACCTTGAAAACGCAAACAATAGGAGCGATAATGTTTTTATTGAGTGTTTTGGGGAATCAAAGACAATAGCGGAGTGGAGTCGTGACCCGCGATGTGAAGTAACCTATGATGCACTGCGTGCAAGGATAAGAAGGGGTATAGAAACATGGGCTGCGATACTGGCTCCTAGTTCAGATTAGTTCTTCATAATTAAAATGATATACGCCAATAGTTATCCCGCTCGCTTGTATTCTGGATATATCGGGTATGTATGAAAGAATGTCTATAGCAAGCCCCTTATTCTTACATCTTTTACATGTTTGGAATTTTTTTATTGCCGCCTTTGAAGTGTATCTTATATTTCCGCATTTTACACATTCCCATTTGTGACTATGTTTAGAAACCCATTCATCAATACACTTCCAATCGTTTATAACCTTGTCTTTCAAAGATGCTTTTTGAGGTCCACGACCCCTTGATGATTTTTTGTTTCTCTCCTTTATAACACGATACTTTTCCTCTGTAATATTGGGGTACTTATCTTTCAGTTTTAATATTTTCTGGTAATAGTAACATCTATTTTTGCCATAACTTGTTTTACTAGCTATTGCACCAATATCACCATTATGCTGTATCCATAATGTTTCAAATTCTTTTTCTTGTTTTTTCTTTTTCTCTTTGTGTGTTTTTGAATCTATAAAGTCTTTTGAATTGTCAGCGTAGGAGCCTTCATCTAAATGATCGGGATTAACACAGAGTCCATTGTTGCATTTGTGTCTAACCAAGGTCGGAATTTTACCCGTCTTAATAAAAAACGAAACCCTATGCGGTTGTAGATATTTTTTCACCCTATCAATTGATATCTGAATACTTCCTCCATATCCTCTATGATTACGATTATAAATCCAACAATCGCCTTCTACCGTATACTTATCCGCTGAAAAGCTTTTAGCGGCTTTTACATAGAACTCTTTCATGTTTTCTGGTAGTGACCACGCGTTAATCATGCATCCTTTACAGTATTGATTAATTAGTGAATTTTCCAAAGCTATTAAGTCAGACTCTTCACATTCTTTAAAAAGGAAGGCCACCATAGGTATGCTTTTATTAAAAAGCTCTTGCATTTTCTTGTTATAGTGCCTTTGTGATGATAGTGCCGATTTGTGTGATTTGATACGGGCGTAAACGTCTACACTACTTCCTATATACCACATAGTTCTTCTGGCCGGATTAAAAAAGGCAATAGCATACACGCCGCAAATTTTATCACTAGAAGTTTCGTCTAGACGACGAGCCATTTCTTTCGCATTAAGATCTGGCTTGATTCTCATTTTCTTTAATTGATTGTAACTCCATTTGGTTTCTTCATGAATCTCCTTAGTAGTCATACCCGAGGCAAATAAATTGTTCACATATATAACGTCTTTACGTGAGTAAGCGTCTCGCGTTGCTCTTTTAGTTTTATCTTTTGAACCCTTTGGTCGTGACATTATTGTCTCCTTTATTATTAGATACCTATAATATCATTATAGTATCGGAGTAGTTTTTTATGTCTAAACTTTTTAAGTTATTTTTGGGGTTTTGATTAAACGCCGACCCCCGCGTCACGATCACCTTCCCCCTGATGGGGGGGAACTGAACAAAAAACCACCACCCCTTCTGAGGGGTGTACGATTGTATAGTATACTATTTGTTTAGTATAACTTTTTGTATAGTGTACAAACATTCACTACTATACTAGTGTTCACTACTGTACTGTTGTTCACTACTGTGCTAGTGTTCACTACTGTACAATCGTTCACCCACAACTGCAACGCCATTGCAATCACAGTTGCAAAACGGTTGCATCAAAGCCATTGCAACGCGATTGCGAAAAGACGTAAGTGCTTGAAAACAAAGGACTTGTGACACAAAAAAAGATTTTCTGGATTTTCCGCTTGCAAGTGCCGATCTACTCTGTATAATGGTAGCATGACAAGTGAGAACGACAACCACAAGGAAAGAAAAATGAGCGTTGCACAAACCACCGGATTCCGATTCACTCCGACCGCTGGAGAGCAGGACACTCTCTCGGCCATGAAACTAAGCCAGTACTGTCTTGAACGTCTGAAACTGACGGATAAAGAAAAGGAGTTTCACTACAACACGGTTTCACGTTGTGCTAAAGAACTGCGAAAGATCTTTTATCCCTCAAAGTAGTGGTGAACAAGTGTTCAGTGTTGACAGCCCAAAAATATCTGGTAGAATCAGGACACCACAAAGGAAAAGGAAAGAAACAATGAGCATCACCTATACCGGTCGCGTGTACGATACCTATGGCGAGATTCTTGAAGAGACGGAAGGCTATAGCGTAGAAGCCGTGGAACAGGATATACTGGACAAGTGGACAGGGTGCATTGAAGCCAAGTCCTATGTTGTATTGAACGACGAGGATGGAAGTGAGGAAGCGGTAGAAGAGTTTCCTATCGTTAGTGTTAGTAAAACGTGGAACTATTAATGCAACTATTGAGGAATATAACAATGTCCAGTTTTGATTATAGTGTACAATGCGAGGAAACATTCCAGCCTATGCGAATGGTATGGTCGGATTGTTGCGGGGAGTATATGTCACACGAACACGAACAGCATGGTATCTGCCCATGCTGCGAGGAACATTGTGACGCGATTGTAGAAGATGTTATGGTTTGTAACTAAGGGAATATATCATGCTCTATAGCATCATCAAGAGTGTACTATCCAAGCGGCTTTCGGCTGATGATATTGATGAAAACGACTGTGGCAAATATTGTATTGTAAAGCGTTCAGATGGTAGACTATTCCGTGGGTTTATTCAAGCCGTGCGAATAGTAAAGAGTAACAAACGCCATATGTTAACTATTCGCGTTCCCGGTGAAGGTTACAAGAATGTATATCTTGACGATTTAGTATATACATTTGTTCAATAGTAACAACCCCCGATTGTAGTATACAAAAATAGTAACACCCCCAATGGGGGGAATACCCCCCAGCCGCCGCAGAGCGGCCCTAAAGGGCCGCTCGTGTGTATTTCAACCCCCCTGAATGGGGGATTATCCCTCTGTATGGGGGTTCTAGCAAACGGTGTGCCAGAAAAATCTTTTCTAAGGTGTTGACAGGGAAAATGCCGATGCTAGAATAGTGGCATAGAGAAGAACGGAAAACGAAAAGGAAGAAAATCATGACCGTCTACGTTGCTCGCGTTCAAGGTTGGGAAGACTCGTATACCCTTGGTGTGTTCACGACAGAAGAAGAGGCCATGGAAGCCGGTCGTCTCTATGTTCAGGAACGCGAACTGGAAGACTATTCGTGGGTCGCAGAAAAGTTTCAGGTTCAGGGGGCTTGACAAGCCCAAAAGGTATTTGGTAGAATCAGAGCACCACAAAGGAAAAGGAAAGAAAATGAAATGGTTGCCAATCCAAAGCGATGCCTGTGATATGTATGTGGATTCTGATTGTGATCACTTTTCCATCAAGACAAATGAGGATGCCTTTGACGGAGAGGTTTCAGCCCTTGCCATGCTAACAAAGGAAGACGCCAAAAAACTTCGGGACTATCTTGATGCCTTCATCAACTCATGATAGACTAGAGAAAACCAAAGGAAAGAAAATGAAAAGCCCATTTCAAGTTAACCCCGAAGCGTTTGCCAGGATCATGAAAAGTTTTGAGGAGATTGCTGTTCTGGACGATTATTCACCAGAGCCAGAAGATGCCGATTGGGATGGATTTTACGATTTTGAGGTTGACGATGGGCAACCCACCGAGTATGATGAATGGCAGAGTTTTGACCCCGATTGCTAGGAGATTCAAGATGAGCGATTTTGACAACGACGAACTTTGGTTTGATGCTCTGGAAGATTTTCGCGGACCAGAAATCACCGCAGAAGAGATGGAGTGGAGTGTGAGCGATGCCGACTATGAGGCTTGGCTTGCCCGTAGGTCAGAAAAGTTGAAGCGGAAAACAGCCCGCGACCATGAGGCTGAAACTAGAGCGAAGACTCTAGCATTCTACATGAATGAGGACAATATCCTGAACGAACGTTCACTGTGGGAATGAAAATCTGTACACTACCCCATTGGGGGATAACCCCCCTTTGGGGCTTAGTGTGTTTTTGTACACCCCTCTAATGGGTGATCAGCCGCCGCAGAGCGGCCCTAAAGGGCCGCTCGTGTGCGTTTCAACCCCCCGAAGGTGGGGATCGTTGGGTTTTTTGGCATGGTATTTGCATATGCAAATGCTGTGCCAGAAAAAAACAAAAAAAACTGATCCAACCTGTTGACACTGGCCGATGATAGTGGTACAATCAATGTAGTTGAGTTGATCACCCCCCGGAGGTTTAACCATGACCGTGCGAGTTGACGACGACATGATTCAGTGCCCGTTTGATATGACCGTGGAACAGTTTGACGCCGCTCTAGAGCAGTTTGCTCTGGGCATGGATGATCTTGACTGTGGCGAACACGAACAGCCCGACGATCACGATTGGCAGGATTGTCCCTGGTGAACCTTTGTCCCTCCCCCTTCGGGGGGAGGGCATTTTTAACTTTGGAGAATACTATGAGCGACAATAACACCACAATCCTTCACCCCTCTATGATTGTATCATTTTGCTATAATGGCAAAGATCGTTATGGTACAATCACCGCCGTTCGCCAAACAGGGATCGGAACGCTATTTACTATTGATAATAAATCGTATTATTATCATAGGTGCGAAAAGTTTAATATCTGCCACAATCCTAGGTGGTACAAAAAACCGAGCCAAAGCGGCTATCAAGGAACGGGCGAGCCGTATGATGCCTGGAAAGATCGTCAACTTGAACTATACTAATCGTGAGGAAAACTACTTATGAATGATGGTGATATGGATGTTGTTTGTATTGTTTTGTTTCTTGCTGTTACTACTTTCTGCATTTTCTATAGTTATACTCCTATCTGTTAATGTATAGCCCAAAAGGGGGGGTGTTAATATACACCCCCCCAATGGGTGTTTATACCCCCAGCCGCGTCGGAGCGGCCCTAAAGGGCCGCTCGCCGTGTGTCAACCCCCTCTGATGGGGGATCGCGGGGTTTGGCATAATATTTGCCTTAGCAAACGGCGTGCCAAACACGAAAAAAGTTTTTCCGCGTTTTTTTAAGACTTGACAACACAAAAGCCGATGATATACTTGGGGTATGGAAAACATCATCATAATCATCATTCTCTCGGGCTTGGCCTTCCTGTTTTGGATCACCCTTCCCGACAACTACTGAACAAACGTTCAGTATTGACGGCCCAAAAATATCTGGTAGAATCAGAGCATCATCAACCCAAGGAATCCAAAAATGAAACCCTATACATATCATGGCGTTGACTACAATCTGCTTTCCATTGAAGAGTTTGAAGCCGCCATCGCAGAACTCACTAGAGAGGCTGAGAGCATCCCTCTCCCGGAGGGTGAAGAGTTTTTTGACGCTCTTGAAGATTTTCGCGGCCCCGAAATCACTGAAGAGGAAAAAGAGTGGAGTGTGAGCGATGCTGATTATGCGGCTTGGCTTGATCGTAGGTCAGAAAAGTTGAAGAGAAAAACAGCCCGTGATCATGAGGCTGAAACTAGAGCGAAAACTCTAGCATTTTACATGAATGAGGACAATATCCTGAACGAACGTTCACTGTGGGATTGAATCATGACTACTAAAGAACTGAAACAACACATTAGGAATGGTAAATACGCTTGGCCGGGAGGCTATCCTATTTACTTTGTAGCGTCTGATGGTGAAGTACTATCGTTTGATACAGTAAAGAAAAACTATCGTGAGGTGTTATATGCTATGAAATACTTTGGGGATTTTAGTGGTTGGAATGTTATTGCTGTTGATGTAAACTACGAAAACGAAAACTTGATCTGTGCCCATAGTGGCGAAAAGATTGAATCAGCCTACGGAGAATAATAATGTATCAAGGTTATCATAATCACGCAACGTTTCTTGTGAAAGTATGGATTGATAATGATCAGGGAAATGTGGAGTATTGGGTTGAGCAGGCCCAAGATTTATACATCAACCATGCGGAAGATACTAAGTATTTTACAAAGCGAGAAGAGGCTATCATTCTTCTTTCGGAAAGTATGAAAGAATACTATGAAGTTTGTATGCCAGAAAGTGATGATATTGGGGGATTGTGGTCCGATCTTTTACATTCCGCCCTTTCTGATGTTGACTGGCACGAACTTGCCGGTATGATTATGGAACGGGCGTTGGAAAACTTTGAAACTGTATAGTATACAACCCGCTTGGGGGGTTAATCCCCCCTGGCGGGCTATACGAGCCGCGACGGAGCGGCCTTAAAAGGCCGCTCGCCCTGTGTCAAGCCCCCCGAAGGTGGGGATCGTGGGTTTTTTGTTTTTTCTCAAGAATACCGCTTGACGTTGCCGATATACTTTGTAGAATGAGAGTATCACCAACGGAGACGAGAAAATGAAAGTAGCAAACGGGAACGACAAACTGGGTAAGGGCTGCGTTGTTGTTAGCCGTCCGGTGGGCGATACTTGCCCCTCAACGTGTGCATTCTTGGGCAATGGGTGCTATGCCGAAGCGACGGAACGACAGTATAAGAATGTTCGCCCCGCTAGTATGCAAAACGTTATAACTGAAGTAGCCCGCATTCGCAGCATGATCATTGATGCTATTAAGCGTGGAAAGTCTATCCGATGGCACGAACGGGGAGATTGGTTTCTTGATGGAAAACTTGATGAGGACTATGTTAATAACGTTAGTGTTGCTTGTGAATCTGTTATCAAGTCCGGTTATACTTTACCCGATATGTGGTTTTACACTCATATTTATGATAGCCGACTTGTTTCACTAGAAAAGTATATGGCAGTGTATGCTAGCATTCACAATGCGGAAGATATGGCGACAGCCAAGCGAGTAGGTTTCAAACTGTTCGCATGGTGTGATTCCGACGAGGCTATTGTATCAAAGCGTCCTCGCGGTAAAGTAAAGAAAGCCGCATGGCAAGCCGCCCTTCCTAAACTTGTGGTGCTGGAAGGTGAAACGTTTGTAACGTGCCCAGAGATACGCAAGGGGCGTGACTTTGTAACATGCACGGGAAGTAAAGATAGTAACGCCTGCAATATGTGTCCTCGCGGTAAGAAAAATGTACTATTCCCTTCTCATTAGGAGATTATGATGGATTATACTATTGTGGAAGATGATACTAAACTCATGACGGTGTGGGAATGTTGCGAATGTAAAAAGCAGGAACTGCACTTTTTGTGGAGTGCCCAAAATATAGGACGCCCATACTGTGCAGACTGCGATGAGGATATGGTATATATTGAGACACTTTTGTATGAAAAGAACTATCGTGAAAGGCTTGGGCTTGCATAATGGAACTTAATACCATTGGGGGATAATATATAACCCGTTTGGGGGATTAAACCCCCCAGGCGGGCTATACGAGCCGCGACGAAGCGGCTGTTAACAGCCGCTCGCCATGTGTCAACCCCCTGAAGGTGGGGATCGTGGGGTTTTGGAAAATCTCAAGATTCCGCTTGACAATGCCGATATAGAGTGTATAATCAAAGCATCGCCCAGCCAAGCAAGATGGAGTACAGATAGGCTATCTTATCACTTGACATAGCCTAGTGTTTCTGGTAAGATACTGTACTGAGGTGCGAGTCCTACCTGGGTGTTTTAATATACTTTGGAGAAGATGATGAAAGTAACTCTGGCAGATATTGGTGAGGCTAAGATTCTCGCAGAAGAAAACTACAATACGTGGGGACAGTATATAGTTGAGTGTTACACTAGCGAGGAACTTGCAGAACAACTTGCTGAGTTTGACACCCTTGAAGAATGGGTGGAGATCCGACAAAGAGTGGCTAAAATATATGAAGAGCGTATGAGTACTTAGGAGATGTGATATGGATAAAGAATCTGCTATATTTTTTATTCTGAGAGTATTATCGTCACACATGGCGGTTTTATCTAAACCCATGAGAGAAAATGCTCTTGACTTGGTGAATGAGCATGGTATAACAGTGAAAGACCTGATTCGCACCGCACTAGAAAGGGCAGAGAATGTATAACGTTCGTTTTCACCTTCAGCGTGGACCTTATTATAAGTTTTGGCAGATTCGTGATGGGAAAGATAGGCAATGTGCCCCATCTTATGTTGACCCAAAAAAATATCAACTTACTATGGTAGATTGTGAGTTAGTGTGCAATGAATCAAAAGCAAGAAAAGTATACGCCGCAGGAGTTAAAGACGTTTGTGGATGGGTTCAGTGTCGCAATGTGTTTTGTAGTGATCTTAGTGTTTTTAGTCCTGCAAATACTGACGAGTATCCTCGCCTATGCTTTAACCCCATAGTTGATACTGCGTGGCGTTTAGAGGGCTTTCCAGAAGAAAACTGGAATGGTAGACATGTGGACACTATTATAACTAGTGGGCATAGGTGCTACATTGATCAAGATTGCTTAGTAGCATAAACACTGGGGGTGTAGCTTAGTGGCTAAAGCAACGGTCTTTTAAACCGTATATCGTGGGTTCGAGTCCCACCGCCCCTATTTAATATAACCCTTTTGGGGGATATGGGCCGCGACGAAGCGGCTGTTAACAGCCGCTCGGCCTTTGTCAACCCCCCTGGTTGGGGGATCGTGGGGTTTTTAAAAATCCTCAAGAGGTCGCCTTGACATAGCCGATGATAGGTGTATAATCAGAGCATCACAAGGGAGAACGAAATGAACATCTTCATACTAGACGCTGATCCGGTGACGGCAGCGGAGATGTACTGCGATAAGCATGTACCTAAGATGGTGGTGGAACTCTATCAACAGATGGGCAGTGCTTTACGCAGGCACGGGGCTACTGACGATCAGATGCCTCTCACGCAGGCTGGCAAGCCCCTCAAGGGCGGATATCACCATCATCCATGTACGCAGTGGGTTGGCGACTCTATGGCAAACTACGCATGGGCATGGCTTCATGCCAAACAGTTGTGCAGAGAGTATACGTTGAGATATGGCAAACAACATTTTTGTGAGTCTGGCATTGATAAGATGGGGGATTTTCCTATTTATGAGATGTTTGATTGGGAGGCTAGCACACCCTATGCTCAGGCCATGCCGGATGAATACAAGAATAGCGATGCCGTGGAAGCATATCGTACCTACTACTGGAACGACAAGCGGCGTTTTGCTAAGTGGGAGAAAGGTCGTAGTGCCCCAAAGTGGTGGAAAAAAATGCAGTTGACAACTCAAGTTTGTGGTGTATAATGACGATATCAAGTAAAGGAGAAGGCTGATGAAGATTCTTGGACTCGGTGATAGTTTGAATGGTGGTACGATTGTTAGTATCACTCGTGATGGTGTTACGGTTGATGTCAAGGGAAAGAGCGTGACGTTCTCGCTCTCGCAAGTTGAACTGTTTGTTTTTGGAGGTTGATTACTATGGGATATGTTGCTCTTTCTAGCCGTGTTGCCGTTGGCAAGTTTCTGAAGTGTAAGTACCCCAAGCATGGGCGTCTGAATATCCTCAAGACGCATATGGGGGCGATTGAAAAGGTAGGCGACGGGCCTAATGGCCGGTATGCTCTGGTTCGTGACACTCGTACCAACGAGTATCGTACCCTCCGCTTGGATCGCATGATTGATGCCTCTGTGGCAGAAGCCGTTGCGTCCTAGCCCTTGACCGTGTGGGCGGTGTAGATGTGTTGCTCAAAGTTAGCCTAAGTCTATGCCGCCCACACACCACGGGGCGTAAGGTAAGCCGGTTGCATCCGACACTCTTATAAGGTGTTCATAGGCAGGTTCGACTCCTGCACGCCCTACTGTTTTCCTTTTACATGGAGGTATTGACATGGAAGCATTAGTCGTTATACTAGGACTGTTGGGTTTGGCAAAGGGGGGCCAGCCTCAAGCACAGCAAGTTCAGACGTTTTACAATCCTCAAAATGGCAAGTATTACTTCACTCACAACGGGTATTTGTATGAGCAAAACGTACCACAAAATCAAGGGTATCAAAATCAGCCCCCGCAAAATCTGGCAAGTCCCTACGGGACACAGACAGGACCGCAAAGTTACTATTATGGACAACCGCCCCAAACGGCAACGTACCCGCAGGGATTCTATCGTTAAACACTTGAAGGAGTTTGAATAATGAAGACTTTTACCATTGAATGTGTAACTCTGGAAACCGTTTGTGAGTTTAATAAGTTGGATATTGAACCGGTTTTTGAGAGGGTTAGTAATAGCGACATTTCCTTCGGCACCAACGCCGATACCCTCTTGACAAGATCAGACTTAGAGGATATACTGGAACACAAGTTGGATTGGGAAGGTTCCGAAGACATTCTTATTAGTTTGGGGTGCTAAAATGGCTGGAAAAGTTGTTGTAGAGTTTAGTGGTTATATGGTTCTTGATGATAACACAATCTTTATGCGATTATATGAGGGTGTGGCTTCTAGCTCATTCATTACTGCCAAACAGTGGCTTGCTCTTGACAACGAGTATAAGGATGAGTACGTTATCTATAGCATGGAACACGCTATGTCAGACGCTCAGGAACTAGGGTGGAACCATTCCGATATTCTTGTTGAAGACGAGAATGGTGAGGAAGTTTACTCTGATAGGACATATTCATGAAAATCTCCAAAGAAAAAATAATGTCTGCTATTGATATGAATCCAGACGAGGGTTGGACGATAGAAGAAATGAGGGAAGCACTACAACGCATTGAAGATACACTTTCGGAGATTATAGATATGGAGATTCTTGAAAATGATTATCACTCTTATACTTTGGGCGATGTGTCTAATCTGGTACAGGTAATAAAGGAGGAACTATAATATGACTTACTATATTCAAAAGCATGATATGAATATTATTCTGGATGCTCTAGAGTGTTTGAGTGAACACATTAAGCATTATGAGGGAAATAGTCCTAGTTATACTTGGACTCTAGATGAAGTTGATAGTCTTTTTCAGAGTTTTGCTTTTTACAGCGAAGCAGAATAAATGAACCTTATACAGGTAATAAGGGAGTCTCTATAATAGTTTATGGGGGTGAAGCTTTAAAGTGAAGCAAGGAGCTTTTAACTCCTAGAAGGCGGCGCGATACCGCCCACCCCTACTGGTTTCTGTTTGTTTCTCAACTAGGAGGTTTACTATGAGTTTTTATGATGAAAACGATTATGAGTTCGACTATGGTAGGATTGTTGGAGATAGTGAAGAGTTTACCTATGAAGATGGAGACTATGAGCCTACTGAACAAGCAGAGATGCAAGAATGGGAGCGTTGGTATGATCGGGAAGTAAGTAACGCTGATTTTTAATATAACTTTTATGGGGGCTGGTAGTGTTGACATCCTGCCATTCAGTTGGCACTATCGGCCCCTTTTTTATTTATATTGTCTGAGGTAAACCTTTCGGTTGAACTATGGTGATAGCCAGCGAGATCCCCCCATTGGAGGGGTGTGGGCGGGGCGACACCCCTCGCAGGAGGGGTAAGGGTTTGGCACAGAACTTGCACGAGCAAATATCATGCCATAGAAAATCTTTTTTTTAGGCTAATCTCAACAGTTGACAATGACGATACTAGGTGTATAATCAAAGAGTCGCCAAGGGGGTGACAAGATGAGTTTGGAAACCTAGTTTTTGGAGAATAGTATGAAAGCCTATAGTTTTAATGTGACGATTGCTGCCGAGAATCTCGACACTGAGGTTGTGATTGATAGCCTGCGTGAGTGTTTGATTGACGGTCTGCCAGAGGGTACGCTGGCCCATATCAAGGCCGATGGCATCAAGAACTACTCTGAGCAAGGGTTCAAGGTGTTTCGTGCCCGTGTCTTTGGAGTCACGGCAAAGGTGGCTGGTGACGCTCACAATGCGAAGCCCGTCAAGGAAACCGTGGGGGCATAACCCCACAATGGCCCCATAGTTAAACGGAAATAACAAAACTCTTCTAAAGTTTAGTTGGAGGTTCGATTCCTCCTGGGGCTATTTTTAAAACTTCGCCCAGCCAAGCAAGATGGAGTACAGATAGGCTATCTTATCACTTGACATAGCCTAGTGTTTCTGGTAAGATACTGTACTGAGGTGCGAGTCCTACCTGGGTGTTT